TTGGAATCGGGAGAAGGGCGCTAGAAATCTGGTGCGAGATGCCCGAAAACGAACATAAAATTGCTCGGGCGCGTGCGCGAGCAGCAGATGTGATGGTATGCGATACGCTGGATATCGCTGACCAGGCGGCGCCCGAGGAGGCGAACCTGGCTCGCGTGCGCATCCAAACGCGCCAGTGGATCGCGGAGCGCTGGAAGCCTAGCGTCTACGCCCAGCAGCGCGGTCCTGCGGTGAACATCAGCATCGGCGGGTTGCGCCTCGATGCGCTGCGCCATGTCGAGGTGGTGCAGGACGCTGACAACGTGCCGCAGGTCTGTGGATAACCATGACTCAAGCCTCTGTACTTTATACAACGGGCGTTATGTTAAGTTGTTCAGCCTGTGACTATCCTGTGGATAACCTACCCCTGTACGCTGGCTACTGGCCCGTCCGCCTGGCTCCAGCGGCCTCGACCCCCCCCTTCGCGCAAACAGCGGGGGCGGCAACTGCTGCACCTAAACAGACACCGAACCCATGACCCCACCCCCCCTGCCCCCATCCCCGACACCGCCCACCGCCCTGAAAAAAATAAAAACTGTGCCAACTATTGAGTCCACTGTCACCGAGATGACAGAAGCGCAATCCAAGAACCCGTTTATTGAGTGGGCGAAGAAGTATTACCGCAACCCTGTGCTTTTTGTCCAGGAGGTACTCAATACGGAACCCGATGAGTGGCAAAAGACTTTTCTGATGCACATCGCCAAGGGTGAGCGCAGGATCAGCGTGAGATCAGGGCATGGCGTGGGGAAGTCCACGGCCGCAGCCTGGGCGATTATTTGGTATGCGTTTCTCAGGTTTCCGGTGAAGATTGTGCTTACCGCGCCCACCAGCAGCCAGTTGTATGACGCGCTATTCGCGGAATTGAAGCGCTGGGTGAAGGCGCTGCCTGAGACGTTGCAGAGCCAGTTGGAGGTTAAGCAAGACAGGATTGAGTTTAAGGAGTACCCCAACGAGGCGTTTATCTCGGCACGCACATCGAGGGCAGAGCAGCCCGAAGCGCTACAGGGGGTACACAGCGACCACGTCATGCTGGTGGCTGATGAGGCCAGCGGTATCCCTGAGCAGGTGTTTGAGGCTGCGGCTGGGAGTATGTCGGGGCACAGCGCTGTAACTTTATTACTTGGCAACCCTGTGCGCAGCAGCGGTTTCTTTTATGACACGCATAACCGTTTGGCTGGTGACTGGATCACGATGAAGGTTTCGTGCGCGGACTCGCCCAGGGTGAGCGAGGCTTACATTGAGGAGATGAAGTCTAGGTATGGAGAGGAGAGCAATGCCTACCGGATTCGCGTGCTGGGCGAGTTTCCGAGAAGCGATGACGATACGGTGATACCGATGGAGCTGCTGGAGATGGCCACACAGCGGGACGTGGCTCCGAGCCTGAGCGCTAGGTTAGTGTGGGGATTGGACGTGGCCAGGTTTGGCTCGGACAGGTCGGCGCTGTGCAAGCGCCAGGGTAATGCGGTGCTTGAGCCGATTAAGACGTGGAAGAACTTGGACCTGATGCAGTTGACTGGTGCGATAGTTTCGGAGTATGAGGTCTTGATGCCCAGCCAGCGTCCGCATGAGATATTGGTGGACTCGATTGGGTTGGGTGCTGGTGTGGTTGACCGGCTGCGCGAGCTGAACCTACCGGCACGCGGTATAAATGTTTCTGAGTCACCAGCGATGGGTGGGACGTATCGGAACTTGAAGGCTGAGCTATGGCACAAGGCCAAGGCGTGGCTGGAGCAGCGTGACTGCACCATGCCCAAGGATGATTTGTTGATTAGTGAGTTGGCCACCGTGCGGTATTCGTTTACAAGCAACGGCAAGATTCAAATTGAGGGCAAGGACGAGATCAGGAAGCGCGGCCTGGCCAGCCCCGACAGGGCTGATGCGTTTTGCTTGACATTTGCCTCTGACGCGATAACGGGTGCGTTTGGCTCTGCGTCCAGCAACAAGTGGGGGCAGGCGCTGCGCAGGAACATACCTCGCGTAGCATAATTGGCGTACTTAGTTTTAGGAGTGAAACCATGAAGATGACCAAGGCACAGAAGAAAGTTGGCAAGGTGATGCACGAGTACAAAACTGGAAAGTTGCACTCTGGACCAGGAGGCAAGGTAGTGAAGAACCCTAAGCAGGCGATTGCGATTGCGCTATCCGAGGCCAAGGTCAAGCCTAAATCCATGAAGGGGAAGATGTAATGGCCACCAGTATGCGCGACGTGCCTGCGCGTTACCAGGGCGCGATGAACCAGATGATGAGTAAGACCAGCACCAAGTGCCCGCTGCCTACGCAAGACATTACGCTGAACCTGAAGAACCGCGCCAAGGCGATTACTACTGCGGCGTACGGCCCCGAGAATCCAGAGTTGCCAAATACGGAATTTTGGAAGAAGAAGGCAGATACCTGGGGCGTGAGCATCCAAGACGCCAAGCAGAGCAGGTGCGGTAACTGCGCGGCGTTTAATGTGCAGGATTCGATCAAAGAGTGCATTGCCAAGGGTATAGGTACTGAGGCAGACCCGTGGGGGACTATTGAGTTGGCTGACTTGGGTTACTGCGAGATATTTGATTTCAAGTGCGCAGCCAGCAGAACGTGCGATGCGTGGGTTGTCGGTGGCCCTAATGACGGAAGCAAAGACAACGAGGAATCTGTTGATACAGAAATGGAAGGCGGGGTTGAGGAATGAAGAACGCAAAACCAGGACTCTATGCCAACATCCACGCCAAGCAAGCGCGAATCAAGGCTGGCTCTGGCGAGAAGATGAATAAGCCTGGCAGCAAGGCGGCGCCCAGCGCTGCCGACTTCAAGCAGGCGGCTAAGACGGCAAAGCCGGTGAAGAAAAAATGAGCGCAGCCTGGCAGCGTAAGGAGGGCAAGAACCCTGCTGGCGGGTTGAACGCCAAGGGGCGTGCAAGCGCCAAGGCAGAGGGTATGAATTTGAAGCCGCCAGTGAAGTCTGGAGACAACCCCAGGCGTGCGAGCTTTTTGGCGCGTATGGGAAATATGCCTGGCCCTGAGATGAAGGACGGAAAGCCCACCAGGTTGCTGTTGAGTCTGAAGGCATGGGGCGCAAGCAGTAAGGCAGACGCCAAAGCGAAGGCTAAAGCCATATCAGCGAGGAACAAGTCAAAGTGATTAGCCCCATAGTCATATCCACAGTACACGGCAAGGGACTTGGCGTAATGCTTGAGTCCATTAAGCAATACTGTCCCGAGATACCTGTTTACCTGCGCGGACCTGAGTCCGTGATTGTGTACTTCAATGCCGACTTGAAGGTGCTTGCGCAGCCAACTAACTTTGGCAACGACTACAACGCAATCATTAACCGCGCACTTGAGGACTTTGATTCCGTGGTGGTGGCCAATGATGATATTGTGCTTACACCCACCAGCTACAAGCTGCTGATGGAGGATGTGGACATACTGCGCGATATGGATTTACCCGTTGGCTGGGTTGCATCCAGGACTGATGCGGCACGCCAGGCGCAGAACATTCGGTTTAATCCTGATGGCGAGACGATTGATATGTGCCGGTTCAAGTACGAATCCAAGATCAGGCCAGCAGAAGTAATCAGTCCGATATTCGCGTGGATACATGGTGATACATTTAAAGAGGCCAATTTTCCACCGCTGAACTGGTACTCTGATGATGTTCAGTGCATGGACTTGAATGCAAAAGGTTTTGAGCATTACGTCTCTACCAGCTATGTGCATCACGTTGGCAGCCAGACAGTTGGCACAAATGCAGAAAAACTGACCAATGAGGCAGTTCCCTGGTTACTTAAAAACAGACCCGAATATGCAGCGCAGTGGTTTAACTCTTAACTTGGGATCGGGCCGTGATTGGCGCGATGACTGCGTCAATATGGACATTAACGAGAACAAGAACCCCGACTGGCATGGTGACATTTGCACCATTGAGTGGGGCCAAGAGATACAAACTAATGTTGGTGAGATCACAGTACAGCCTGGGATATTTACCAAGATACTCGCGCAAGATGTGCTGGAGCATGTACCTGACCTAGTCAAGTGCATGAGGAACTGTTTGGATTTGTTGGACGTTGGTGGCGAGATGCATATCCACGTCCCTTATGACTTATCCCTTGGAGCGTGGCAAGATCCTACCCATGTGCGTGCGTTTAATGAAAATTCGTGGGTGTATTACTGCGCCTGGCACTGGTACTTGGACTGGAATGATTTTCGGTTTGAGATGAAGTACCTAGAGTACAGGCTGTCAAAGTACGGTGAAAGCCTAGAATTAGAGCAGGACGAGTTGCTGCGCACTCCGCGTGCGGTTGACTCCATGTATGTCGTTTTACGAAAGATACCCGTATGAAAGACCTAGATATAACCACCGACGTGTCGGCGATGGAGCCGATGGACGATGACGAGCTTGAGGCGATTATTGGCCAGGACCTAACCGATGCCGTCAGTTATGTGGATTCAGATTTATCGCCTATCCGTGCGCGTGGTACTGAGTATTACCGAGGCGACCCGTTTGGCAATGAGGAAGATGGTCGGTCACAGGTGGTGGCGATGGAGGTGCGGGATACTGTCTCTGCCATGATGCCCAGCCTGATGCGGGTATTTTTCTCCAGCGAGAATGTAGTTGAGTTTGTGCCAGAGGGTCCAGAAGATGTAGCAAACGCAAAGCAGGCTACTGATTACGCTAACTTTGTCTTTAACTCGGACAACAACGGGTTTATGACCACCTACGCCATCTTCAAAGATAGCCTGGTGCGAAAGTGCGGAATTGCTAAATATTGGTGGGAGGAGACAGAGTCTGTCCGCATTGAGGAATATTCTGGTTTAGATGACCAGACATTGCAGATACTTGCGCAAGAAGATGCTGAGGTCAAGATTGTTGTCTCTTACCCTGACCCTGCCGCAGCACAGGCGATGCAGGGCATGGCGCCACAAGTTGATCCAGCAACCGGCCAGCCGATGCCTATGCCGCCACCTCCGATGCTGCACGATGTGCAGATCAAGCGCGTACTTAAAGATGGTCGCATCAAGGTCATGGCAGTGCCGCCCGAGGAATTGCTGCTTGACCGTCGCGCCAGGTCATTTGATGAGGCTGGGATCATTGCCCACCGCAAGATGGCCACAGTCGAGGAGCTGGTGGCAATGGGTTACGACGAGGACGAGGTGCGCGACAACATCACGTCAACCGACCTAGACAATAACGAGGAGTACCTGGCACGCCAGCCCCTGTCTACTACCTTTGGCATGAACGACAGCGCAAACCCGATGCAGCAGCGCGTCTTGTACGTTGAGGCGTACTCACGCATTGACTACGATGGCGATGGCATTGCAGAACTGCGCAAGATTTGCTGCATTGGCTCTGGCTACAAGGTAGTGCGCAACCTGCCAGCGTCCTATATTCCGTTTGTTGATTTTCCGTGTGACCCAGAGCCGCACACCAGCCCCTTAGAGGCGATGTCTATTTTTGACATCACGCACGACATCCAGGAGATCAAGTCGGAGATTCTACGCAATACGCTGGATTCGCTGGCACAGAGTATCCACCCGCGCACCGCGGTGGTCGAGGGCATGGTCAACATGGATGACGTGCTTAACAACGAGACTGGCGCCGTTATCCGTATGCGCCAGCCTGGGATGGTGCAGCCGTTTAGCAATCCATTTGTTGGCCAGGCGGCATTCCCGATGATTGACTACATGGATCAGATGCGCGAGAACCGCACTGGTATGAGCAAGGCTGCGATGGGATTGGATGCTGATGCCTTGCAATCAAGCACCAAGGCAGCGGTGGCGGCCACCATCAGCGCGAGCCAGGGGCGTATTGAGTTGACGGCGCGGCTGATGGCCGAGGGCATGAAGAAACTGTTTAAGGGCATATTGTTCTTGCTGGTGACGCACCAGGACAAACCGCGCATGATTCGTTTGCGTAACGAGTTTGTGCAGATGGACCCGAGGGCGTGGAATTCTGCGATGGATGTGCATATCAATGTCGGTCTTGGAAATGGCGACACCAACGAGCGCATCCAGGCACTTATGATGATTCTGGCCAAGCAGCAGGAGGCTCTGACTCAGTTAGGTCCGCAAAACCCGCTGGTGACTCCGTCTCAGTATTCCCACACCCTGCGCCAAATTGTGCAGTTGTCTGGGTTTAAGGACGCATCTCAATACTTCAATGATGTACCTGCCGACTACCAACCGCCAGCACCACCAGAGCCGAAACCGACTCCCGAGGAGGTGCTGGCGCAGGTGCAGGCCAAGTCTATTGAGGCCGATATTCAGAAGAAGGCGGCAGAGCTGGAACTCAAGCACCAGCAGATGATACGCGACGACGATTACCGGCGAGATGCCTTAGCGCAAGATTTGTATCTAAAAAAATACGAACTTGAGTTAAAGTACAACGCACAGATTTCTACGGCTGAGATTGAAGCACAACAAAGTCTTAACCGAGAAGCAATGCAGCAGCAGACTACCCTGGCACAGAGCCAGATGTCAGCGGCTGCGCCCATCAACCAATACGGAATGGCATAAATGGAAAATGAAGAACTTGTACGCAAGGGCCGAAAGGCAAGCCAGTTGCTGGAGGATGAAACCTTCAACATGGCAATCAACAAAATGGAAAACGACCAGCTCTGGTACTTTCGGTCAACGAAACCAGAGGAGTCAGCCAAGCGAGAGATCGCCTGGTCCATGCTCAAGGCAATCGATAACCTAAAGATCGAACTGCAAAAGATTGTTGACAACGCAAAGGTGGCGCAACGCGCTATCGAGCGTGCGAATAAGTAGAGGACATTTATGCAACAAGCACAAACGGGTTCTGCGGGACCCATGAATCTGGACCAAGCGGCCCAGGCACTCTCTGCAATGCTGCCCGATGAGGGAGAACAGTCAATTGAGGAGACGTTTGACGATTCGCTGGAAGGCGAGTCGGCGGCGCCAGCCGATACATCAGCGGAAGATGCAGACGCAACCGATGATGTCACGGATGGCGAACAGTTAGAGGAAAGTGAAGATTCTGAGGAAGAAAAGCCGGATCAGACCTTTACCGTCAAAGTTGACGGCACTGAGGTTACTGTAACCCTGGACGAACTTCAGAAGGGATATTCACGGACTCAGGACTACACGCGAAAGACACAGCAAATTGCCGAAATTCGACGACAAGTTGAGTCGGAAGCTGAGGCCATTCGCGCCGAGCGTAGTCAGTACGCTCAGTTGTTAGGAGCATTGGAGTCGCAGGTTCAGCAAGCCGCGCAGCCTAATATCGATTGGGATCGCCTCTATCAAGAGGACCCCATTGAGTGGGTGCGGCAGAAAGAGGTGATGCGTGAAAACCAAGCAAAGGCGCAGGCTATTCAGTTTGAAAAGCAGCGTCTAGCGGAAATTTCACAGCAGGAGCAAGCTCAACAGATGCAGGCTTATCTTGCCCAACAGCGAGAAGAACTGCTGAAGGTTTTGCCTGATTGGAAAGACCCAAACAAGGCAAAAAAAGAGAAGGAATTGCTTATTGACTTTGGCCAAAAGGCTGGGTTTAGCACTGATGAACTGAAGAACATATTCGACCACCGCATCGTTAACGTGCTGCGTAAAGCTGCACTGTACGAGCAGATGATGTCCAAGAGGCAGAACATCAAGCCGGTAACGAACAATGGACCACGTCCTGCCAAGCCAGGTGCAGCAGGTCGTATCTCCCAAACAAGTGAAGCTACTCGCGCAAAACAGCGTCTTGCAAAAACTGGTCGCGTCCAAGATGCGGCTTCTGCAATTGAACTTTTATTGAAGTGAGTAAATCATGGCAATCGTAACTAATACCTTCACAACCTTTGACGCCAAAGGTATCCGTGAAGATTTGAGCAATGTAATCACCAACATTGCACCGGAAGAAACACCGTACATGAGCAACATTGGCCGCGAGTCGGTCAGTAATTCTTTGTTTGAGTGGCAAACCGATACCCTGGCAGCAGCCGCAGCCAACAAACAGTTAGAGGGCGACGATGTTGCATCCTTTGACGCTGTTACTGCTACTGTGCGTCTGCAAAACTATGCTCAGATTTCGCGCAAGACTATCGTCTTGTCCGCTACTGAGGAAGTGGTTAACAAGGCAGGTCGTCGTTCTGAGTTGGCTTATCAGATCGCCAAGCGCGGCTCTGAGTTGAAGCGTGACCAAGAGTTTTCTATGCTCAATGGTGCAGTTGCTGCCGCTGGTAACACTACCACCGCACGCGGTACTGCTTCGCTCGGTGCGTTTATCAAGACCAACGTGGATATGCAGACCAACGGCGCGAATCCTTCGTACACGACGCTGCCAAACAGCGCCCGTACTGACGGCAACGTGCGTACCTTCACCGAGACAATTTTGAAGAACGTCATCCAGCAAGTCTGGACTTCTGGCGGTACTCCAAAAATCTTGATGACTGGCCCTGTAAACAAGCAGCGCGTTTCTGGTTTCTCCGGAATTGCCTCTGCACGTTACAACCTGAACGGTGGTGATCGTCCTGCAACCATCATTGGCGCTGCCGACATCTATGTCAGCGACTTTGGCCAGGTGCAAGTGGTTCCAAACCGCTTCCAGCGTGAGCGTGATGCCTGGGTGATTGATCCTGAGTACGCAAAGATGACTACCCTGCGTCCTTACCAGCAGATCGAGCTGGCTAAGACCGGCGACGCTGAGAAGCGTATGCTGATCGTAGAGTGGGGCCACAAGGTCTTGGCTGAGAATGCCCACGGCCTGGCTGCTGACCTGATTACTTCGTAATCAAGCATGGAAGGGATCAGGGAAACCTGGTCCCTTTTTTAAATGAGCGACTCAAAAATATTTGAAACAAACGCAGACCTTGGCATTACTCGGACGTGGCACTACGACGAGGAAACTGACAAGGCAACCATACAGACAAGTCAAGATGTAACGGCCATCATTGAAGAAAACCGCAGCATCTATAACCAGGGCGAGAAGCATGACAAGTATGGTGAATGGAGCCGTGTGGCGTCCATACCATTGAGCGTTTACTTCAAACTCAAGGCAGAGGGCAAGTTAGAGGATGAGGCGTACATGAAACGCTGGCTCAACGACCCTGATAACCAATACTTTAGAACTCGACCAGGACAAGTATGAACTATGTAGCAGTCTGCACGCCAGCGCGTGATATGGTCCACACAAACTTCACCTACTGCCTGGTGAACATGGTGGCGTATCACACTATCAGCACCACAGATGCCGTATCACTCAAGATCATGCAGGGTACGCTGATACAGAACCAACGCGCTGATTTGGCGCTGGACGCGATGGCAGAGGGCTGCACGCATATCCTGTTTATTGATTCGGATATGACGTTTCCGCAGGACATGGTCGGCAGGCTGCTAAAGCATGACCTGGACATTGTGGCAACCAACTGCGCACGGCGCAGGATGCCGACGGGACCCACTGCACAGAATTACAAGCCTGATGGGACGCGGGAGTTGGTGTACACCATGCCCGAATCAACCGGAATTGAGGAAGTAGGCTCTATTGGCATGGGCGTGATGCTGATTAAGCGTAATGTCTTTGAGAAGCTGTCAGAGCCGTGGTTTGAGACTCCCTGGCGCCCCAAAGAACGCGGTTACATTGGCGAGGACATTTTCTTTTGCCGTAAAGCGCAGGAGGCAGGGTTTAAAATCCACATTGACCATGACGTAAGCAAAGAGATTGGTCACATTGGAACGTTTGAATTCAAGCACGACCATACCTGGGTTATGCGTGACCTTGAGGAAAAGGAAAAGGCAATGTAATGGCTCTGACAACGTACACGGAGTTAAAGG